GATACTATCAAGCTGTTGCACATGCGAGATCTGGGTAAACAGATTGCAAACAAAGGGCTTGAGATTGCCGAAGGCAATTCCAGCGCACTGTCTGAGGTATTGGATTTAGCCGAGCTTGGCCTAGAGGGCTATTACGAGGACGAGTTTGGTCCTAAAGAATCTTCAAGAGCGTGGGATGTTTTTGCTGAGAAAATTAATGGCGCAGTCATCCCTTTCAATATTCATACCCTCGCAAAGCATTTACCCGGTGTGGGAAGGCAGGAATTTGGTGTCGTTTTTGCTGTTCCCGAAACGGGTAAGACTTCTTTCGTTGTGTCGCTTTCAGTGGGCCCCGGCGGGTTTGTGGATAATGGCCATAAGGTACTGGTCCTTGGAAATGAAGAAGCTATCAAACGTACATGGCAGCGAGCGTATCAAAGTGCTCTAGGTATAAATGAAGCTACCGTGCTTCTGGATGTGCCAGCTGCAGACGCGGCCTTTCACGCCCACACTAAAGGCCTCTTTGAGGCTCGAGGAGCGCAAGATTGGGATCTTACCATGATCGAGCGCTACATTAAAAAAGAAAAACCTGCAGTGGTCTGGGTGGATCAGGCGGACAAGGTTCAGATCGGCGGTACGTTTGCTGCTTCACATGAGCGCCTTAAAGAGCTCTATCGCAGATTGAGAGAGACAGCGAAGCGCTACGATTGTGCTTTAATAGGCGTCTCGCAAGCATCAAATTCAGCCACAAATGTAAGCTATCTCGACTACACCCACATGGAAGGCTCCAAGATCGGTAAGGCAGCTGAAGCTGACTTTATCATTGGTATTTCTAAATCAGGCACTCCGCTCGATCCTATGCGGACACTCACTGTTTCCAAGAACAAACTGACCGGGTGGCATGGGCAAGTTGTCTGCAGCCTCGATGCCGATATAGCGAGGTATGAGGCATGATCGTAATTGTGCTAGATTTAGAAACCACTGTATCAAAGCTAGGTGAAATCATGGACCCCTCTGCCATGCATGAGGAGAATGCTTGTGTGATGGCGGCATGGTTAATGATTGAGGACGGTAAAACCCTCGGGCCTGTTAAAACCAGCGTCTGGTGCCACAATGATCAGCCTCATCCAGATAGCCGAGAGCCTTTCCAAAACGATTTACTAAGGGCTGACTTAGTTGTGTGCCACAATACAAAATTCGATGTTACTTGGCTGGTCGAGATGGACTTTGTGCTCCCAGCGAAACTGCATTGTACAATGATAGGAGAATATATTTTTGCGCGGGGAATACAGCAAAGCAAAAGTCTCAAAGCTACAGCTGAGCGGCGGGATGTCACTCGGAAAAAATCTGAGCTTATCGATGAGATGTTCGCGCAGGGCGTAGGTTTTGAGCGGATGCCCCTAGAAATAGTCTTGGAGTATGCAGCGGCGGATGTGATCAGTTGCGCTGAAATATATCTAGCCCAAATTGCCGACCTCAAAGAAGAGCACAACAGTGGGCTGTGGCCCACCTTTGAGCTGATGAACGAAATGACTTGGTTTCTTATTGAGATCGAACGTAACGGTATTTGTATCGACCTGGACTCGCTCTCGCAAGTGCGTGTTTTATTTGAGAATGAGCGAGAAGAAATCAAAAATGAGCTGGAAAAAGAGACCATTGAGGTGATGGGGGACACAGTCACTAATCTCTCTTCTGGGCAGGATATGACCCGGCTGATCTATGGGTACGAGTTCAAAAGTGACTACAATAAGAAAGCTTTCATCAAGGCGTTTAACATTGGGCTAGGCCCAGATGGCCGTCCCACATATCCTCCCCGGATGTCTGACAGTGAGTGGGTATTCCATGTCAAAAGCAATATGCAGCTGGCTTACAGGACTATCGCAGAGCGCTGTGATCTCTGCTCAGGCTCAGGCAAGCAGCACAGGGTCACTAAGAAGGGAGACCCATACAAGCGCCAGCCAGCATGTAAGATGTGCGAGGGCTCTGGGGCGGTCTACAGACCGACCACTAAAAAGGCGGGTCTGGGGCTGATCCCCGAGGGCCCAGCTGATGCTACGGCTAATGGGTTCCGGGGCGATAAAATGACTATTCAGCGTTTGTTGGTACAAGCCGAGCGTAAGAATAACACTCGAGCGATTAACTTCCTGACCAAATACTCCCGGCTAAACGCTCTCAATACTTATCTCAATTCGTTTGTGAAAGGCATCGCTAATCACACTCGGCCAAGCGGTCTGCTCCATGCGAACTTTAACCAGACCACCACTGCTACTGGTCGGCTGAGCTCTAGTAGGCCCAACTTTCAAAACCAGCCCAAGGGCGGTAAATTCCCAGTCCGCAAGGCTGTGGTTAGTCGTTTTGAAGGCGGCACTCTTGGGGAGATTGACTACTCCCAGCTAGAATTTCGCGTTGCTGGGATCCTGTCCGGGGATAAGCAGATCCTAGATGATGTAACCAGTGGCAAAGACATTCATTCACAGACTGCAATGATTATTAATAAGTGCGCGGCGGATAAGGTTACTAAATCTATGCGGCAAGCTGCCAAAGCGTACACGTTTGCGCCACTGTACGGTGGCATGGGGGCTGGAGAAGCCCCTCACGTACAGGAATACTTTAAATCATACTTCGACATCTATTCTGGTCTTAAGAAGTGGCACAAGAAGCTCATGGATGGCGTCATAAAGGATGGCTTAGTTCGCATTCCATGCGGACGCGAGTTTAGCTTCCCAAACGCAGTCAGATTCAGAAATGGCCGTGTATCTGGGGCCACCCAGATCGTTAATTTTCCTGTGCAAAGTCATGCCACCGGGACTATCGTCCCCTTGGCCTGTGTGAGGGCTCTGAAGGCGTTTAAAATGCGTAATCTGCGTTCTAAGCTGATTCTGACCGTGCATGATAGCATTGTGATCGATATCTACCCCGGAGAAATTGGGCAGGTCAAAGAATGCGCTGTCTGGGCCATGCGAGATATTGAAAATGAGATTGAAGAACGCTTCGGCTATAAACTGCCTATCCCGCTGGACATAGAGATGGAAGTTGGAAAAAACTGGATGGAAATGTCGGAGGTTAGCTTGAATTAAGGTATGTATTAAGGTAAGATATATACTCTTAATCAAACATAGGAAAATCTATGACTGACCTCATAACACTCGCTACCCCAGAAGAACTTGCCGAAGCTGCAGCCATCTTTGCAGAACAGGGCCAAGATGAATCAGCGGTGATAAAATTACCGTTCCTTAAGATCCAATATGACCCCGACCTTATGATGAAAGTGCCCCATGCACGTATGGGTATGTACTATGTTCATGGGCCCAGCCCATCCTATGCTGAAAACATCAAAATGAGAGTGCTGCTACAGCACACTCAATGGCGGCAGCAATCCACTGAAGACTTCAAAATGATTAATAAATCAATTTTGATGGATAAACGCGGCCAAGACCCCATCGATATGCTCGGGGGCGTCCGTTGTGGACGCCCAGAGGCAAGCATTTGGAAAGGCTTTTCTGATGCGGAGAAGAAGCCTTACAAGGACGTGGTTTGTACCAGAGTGATGCGAGGTATCGTGAGCTATGATGGCGTTGATCAGAATGGCGAGAAAAAGCGCATTGAGAATGAGCCTGTCCAATTTCACATGAAAGGCATGAATTTCATGGGGCTTAGCAAGGTAATAGACAATCTTAAGGGGTCAGGCAGACAGCTAAGAGATGTGTGGCTGGATATGAACACCGATAAAGAGGGTAAAACCTTCATCACTAACTTTGATATCGACTATGATACTCCTGCTCTACTGACATCTGATGTCGTAGCCACACTTAAAGTGTTCAACGATCAGGCTCGGCAAGAGAACGACAGCGTTAAGAAGAAGCACTATGCTGCGCTGGGTACAGTAGATCACGACCCCGGGGCAGGATTTAATGGGTATTCTTCTGCGCTCGAGCACAGCGCGTAGGATTGGCCCTAGAGGAGCTAGAGCTAGAACTTAAAGGTCTAATGCAGTCGCTCTCTAATGGAGCGACTGTAGATGTAGACCCCGAAGTATTTGAAGCCGCTGCTGAACAACTCGTTACAGCCTTTAAAAAACAGCTCACGCAAAAAAGAGAAGCAGGTTTTAGGGTACGCATGTCTAACGTGGGCCGTCCCTTATGCACTTTGCAAATGGAGAAGTCCGGGGCGGAACGGGAACCGTTCCCCTATAATCATATTATGAGGATGATGATCGGCGATTGTGTCGAAGTAATCACCCGCATGATGCTCACCATAGCCAAGATTGATGTCACCAGTGACGGTGATGATGTGACAATGAAGGTCTCAGAGACCACCATCAAAGGCTCGAGCGATATCGATATTGAGGGCAAGGTTCTGGATATCAAATCCTCCGCACCTTGGGCCTACAAAAACAAATGGGCCAAGGGATTTGATGCTTTGCTTGCAGAAGATGACTTCGGTTATGTTGGCCAGCTATTTGGTTATGCGGATGCCCAGAAGAAGCCGCCCGGTGGCTGGATCGTTGTAGATAAATCGTCCGGGGAGCTGATGGTGGTGCCTGTCACAGCTACCGCTGCTCAGTGCAAAGCTATCAGAGCTCGCCGCAAGCATACCGTGGGGGCAATTGAAAACGATGCCGTATTTCAAAGGGGCTTTGAAGCGGAAGACGAGACCTTCCAACGCAAAGAAACGGGCAAGAAAACCCTCTGTAAAAGCTGTGGGTTCTGCAACTTCAAAAAGACTTGCTGGCCGTCCGCTAAGTACAAGCCCCAAGCGGAATCCAAAGCAAAGTTCCCTCCGTTCAAGTGGTACGTCGATGGCGATTAAAACATCATCAGCCAAAGCAAAAGGGCGCAAGCTGCAGCAATGGACAGCTAAGAAAATACTGTCCAAGTTTAAAGAGCTAGAGCTGGATGACTGCAAAAGCAATCCTATGGGAGCTCATGGCGAGGATGTGCTGCTATCTCCAGCTGCCAGACGGTTGCTGGGGATCACCATAGAGTGCAAGGCCCGGAAAAGCATAGCGGTGTACAGTTACGTGGATCAGGCCACGGCCAATGCCCCAAAGGGCATGGAGCCCGTGGTGATCGTTAAGGCAGACCGCAAGCAGCCGTTAGCGGTGGTCGATGCAGCCTACTTTTTCAATCTATTAAAACAAGGAGCCCGTAATGGATCCGATTGATTTGCCCAAAAACATGCTAATGATTGCCTTCCAAATCGATATGGAAGAGGGCGAGCTGAGCGTTATGACCCAGCACAATCTTGAAAAAGAAGAGATGGGGGAGGTCGAATACCAGATCCAAGTGGATATGTTGCTTGGCCTTCAGATGATGCTGGATGCAGCTCCCGAGCTGCTGATCAGACAAGGGCTTCTGCAAAGACTTTTAATTGACGCCAAAGACGAGGACGAGTCCGAAATAGTTTTTGAGCCAGATGACGAGCTTTTAGATATCCTTGCCGAAGGCAAGATAGTCCCGTTCAAAAAGACCCGGATCCATTGATGGCTAAATGGGCCGAGAAAGGGCACCCGTCTCCACCACTACATGCAAATATGGTGGACAAGCCGCCGCACTATAACTCTGCAAATATCGAGTGCATCGAGGCTATGGAAGCAATGTCGGAGGGCGCGGATATACCCAGCCATCAGGCATATTGTTGGCAAAACTCCTTCAAATATCTCTGGCGCTGGCCGTACAAAAACGGCCTCGAGGACTTGAAAAAATGCCGCTGGTATTTGGATCGACTTATCAAAAAATTGGAGGCTTAACGATGATTACTCAAGAGGATGCTGATGATTGTGCGGAAGATCGGCTGGCAGGAATAATCGAACTGTATAAGCAGGTAAAGGATTTGCCTGATGATCCTGCAGACGAATATTTAGATTGCACCCCACTGGATATGGTCAAAGAATTTGCTCAGTGCATGGATCATCCTCTGGATGAGCAATGGCGATTCAACCGTAATTTAGAGGATCTCCGCTACGGCTTAATAGCCGAAGAATTTGGTGAGGTCTCAGACGAAAGTGATGCGGGTACAAGACCTGCGGCAATGATCAAAGAGCTCGCTGACTTAGTATACGTTGCCTACGGATATGCAGCTACCTTTGGGTGGAACCTTGATGAAGCTGTCAGACGAGTTCACGTCAGCAACATGTCCAAATTAGGACCAGACAACAAACCCCTAAAACGTCCAGATGGCAAAGTTTTAAAGGGGCCGAATTATAAAAAACCAGACCTATCCGATTTAGTATTGAGGGAGCAGACATGAAAAATCACTACGGGCCTACGCTGGGTATTTCTGAAGAAATACATGCAATGAAATACCGCTCTGAGGGCGAGACTTTTACCGAAGCTATGACTAGAGTTGCTGAAGCGTTGAAAGACGATGAAGCGCATTTTAATAACTTCAGAACGATCCTTTATAACCAGAGATTTCTTCCAGCTGGACGTGTGCAATCTGCTATGGGCGCACCGAGAACGGTGACGCCATACAATTGTTTTGTCAGTGGCACTATCGAAGACAGCATGGAAGGTATTATGGATAAAGCTGGGGAAGCTGCACGAACAATGCAACTGGGCGGCGGGATTGGTTATGATTGGTCTACGTTGCGGCCTCACGGGTCATTGATCAGGAGCCTAGACAGCAAGTCCTCTGGGCCACTAAGCTTTATGGGCATCTTTGATGCAGTCTGCAAAACCATTGCCTCTGCCGGGCACAGGAGGGGCGCTCAGATGGGCGTTTTGAGGGTGGATCACCCAGATGTCGAAAAGTTCATCCGGGCTAAAAACAACAGCACAGACCTCACTCAGTTTAACATGTCTGTGGGGGTCACCGACAAGTTTATGGAGGCTGTGAAAGCCGACACTGACTTTGATCTAGTGTTTGAGGGTACAGTCTACAGCACTATCAACGCCCGGGCATTGTGGGACGATATTCTACGCAGCACATGGGACTGGGCGGAGCCGGGTATCCTATTTATTGATCGTATTAACCGCAAAAATAACCTGCATTATTGTGAGAAGATTGCTGCGACTAACCCTTGTGGGGAACAGCCTTTGCCGCCCTATGGGGCGTGTTTGTTAGGATCTTTCAACCTCGTTAAGTACATACAGATGAAGCCTGATTTCACATATGCATTTAACATGCAGATGCTGAAGAACGACATCCCACATATTGTAAGAAGTATGGACAACGTAGTGGACCGAGCAACTTATCCGCTGCCCCAGCAAGAGAAACAAGCCAAGGACACTCGCAGGATGGGGCTAGGGGTAACTGGCGTGGCAAATGCCCTTGAAGCAATGGGCCATGAATATGGGTCAGATGATTTCATCCACTGGCTAGAGAAAATCATGGGCGTCATTCGGGACGGCTGCTACATGACTTCTATCTCATTGGCCGTCGAAAAAGGTAAGTTCCCACTGTACGATGATAGGTACTTAGATTCTGAATTTGCACAAACATTACCCCTTAGTATCCGCTCTTTAATAAAGACCCACGGCATCAGAAACAGCCATCTATTGTCCGTAGCTCCTACTGGCACAATCAGCCTGTCAGCGGACAATGTGAGCTCTGGCATCGAGCCTGTATTCTCACATAGTTACGATAGAACGATCCAGACGTTTGATGGGCCAAGGATCGAAACTGTGAAGGATTATGGCTATCAGAACTTTGGGATCAAGGGCAAAACAACTAATGAGCTGTCCGTATTTGATCATGTGAAAGTGCTCAACACAGCCAGTAAATATGTCGATAGCGCATGTTCTAAAACGTGCAATGTCGGGGACGAGGTGGGCTGGGAAGACTTCAAGCGTGTTTATATGGAAGCGTTTGAAGGAGGGTCATCAGGTTGTACTACATTCCGTGCCAGCGGAAAGCGTTTTGGAATTTTGAATGCATCAGCGGTAGAGGATGTAGCAGAGCCTGATATCGAAGAACCCGACAACTTCATAGAAGAGGGCGGAGCTTGTTATTATGACCCCGCCACAGGCCTCAGAAAGTGTGAATAATGCTCATTGCTGACGGTTTTGATACAGCTATAATTGGAGTGGGGGAGCGTTGTGGCTCTCCCGACTTAGTAGTTTATGACGCAGAAAAATGCGTCAGTATACTTATGCAGGACGGGATGGATCGTTCTGAAGCGCATGAGTACTTCACATTTAATACTCTAGGCTCTTATGTCGGTGGCGAGACGCCTATTTACGTTTGGCGGATGACTAAGAAAGAAATAAATGAGCGCTAGCCCCTTCCACTAAAGTATCTGCTATGGTACTAACAGTGAGCTAGCGTATGCCAGCCAACAAAAAACCCCCCAGAGTTGACTGGAGGGCTTACGTCAGTTAGGATTGTGGCAGTGAGGGGTTCTTGGTCGTTCTCCGAGCTGCTATATAGACCCGGGGGTTGCTCCCCCGGGTTTTTTATTGGACTACTGCATTTATTGCTTCAGCTGCCTCGCTTACTTCTGCTTGTGCATCCTCGAGCATACCCGGCACACCGTCAGCATCCGCATCTAGGTCCGTTTTAAGTAGGCCAGATCCAAGGAAATAAAGCAGGGTTTCTTCTAATAAAGGATCCCCCGGATTTTTGTTATATTTGCTGGCTAGAGCGAGATACTCGTCAGGATTAGCTAGGATATTTTGTCTGATCGCCATCCCCCGTGAATCTGGATCCATTTTCTCAATTGCCCCACCGAGAATGGATCGAAGTCTTGTACCGATACGGCTCAGAGGCCCAATAAAGATAGCAATCATACGATTTGTATTTGTCCGGGCTTGTTGATTATAAGCGGTGCGCGATTGCCCTGCTATCGGGCTTGCACCTTTTAATGCTTCTGTCTCCCGGGCCATACCAAGTGATGCTTCAAGACCACTAAACAGCGTCTCTCCCTCATCTCCGTATATCTCCCTGCCCACCCTAAACAGAGGGGTGAGCTCATCAGCAGCTCTCTCCCCGGGAGCCACGTTCATAGGTGTAACGCCACTCGTCTGGAGCTTTCTGCCAATAAGCTTATCGTCTAGAAACTTATTATAAGCTAGCTTTAGCGCATCTTTGATCACAGGACGATTAGCCTCTGGTGAGGCTTCAATCGCCTGTAGGAGCTGTCGCATTCGGCTAACAGTCTCAGACCCGGTAAAGAACCCAGAGAACGCTTTGTACGGGTCAGATGTGGCAAAGATCTCTGAGCTGTTAGCAATCTGCTTAAGCTGTGGGGTGAGCGACTTAT